GTTCAACAACCCTATGCGTCCTGGGCGATGTGGAGTGTCATATATCGGCTCGCCATGAGCGTGAGGTTCCCAGTGCTGAGGCACTGTTCGCCAAAACGTCGCTGCAGCGTAACTGCAGTCTAGCGAGAATTCCTGCGATCCCTCAATGTCTACGTAATACGTATACACTTTTGGAATTGATGGTTCTCCGACAGAATGGGCTCCGTCATTTCCTGTGATGTAAATGAATCGCAATCTTCCAGAGTGAAATTCCGTACAAACTACATTTATTGTAAAACGAATTGAGCCACGCCATTGAGCGAAGCAGTTTGACATATAACGTAATCTATTTGGAAATCCAATCGGAATTGCGTTCAGTGGGTTGCCTCCGTCTGGCACTGCATAATACAGCATCATGTTAGGTTCTGCTGGAATTTCAGCGAGGATTGATCCTGGCTCCGTAGCCACGGACCACTCAAACTGTCCATAGTAACCTGGCTTCCCAATGAAATGATTGATATCCATTTCGTCTTCATTGTCGATGCCGAGGTTTGTCACTCGCGTGGTGTTCACGCGGGTGACGCTCAGCTTTTGTGCAATTGAACCACAATCAGTAATAGCCGTGTTTTCATACGGATTGATTATCATTCGATTCTGAGTCAGATCTTCAATTGGCTTGCTAAGGCCAAGAACGGCGAGTTTTGAAGCAACTTGCGCTACTTCAATTCCACCGTCTAGAGCTGGCTCCACAGCCTCTGCAAGAAAATTCGTTACCGAATCTCCTGCCATGCTATGTACTGATTTTGATTCTTTTGCTTTCTTCTCTTTTCCCGCGGGTGACTGAGGTTGAATAACCCACGAAAAGGCGGAAGCACCTGTAGTTTCTGATTCTGAAAAGTGAAGATACATACTGATGTTAGCTTTCTCCGTTGTATTCCCAGCAAGCAAAGGTGACTCGACTTGTAGGAAGAATGTTCCAAATCCTGAATTGTAGTTCGTCAGATTGACGAATGGAGTCGGGCCCACGTATGGTACTGATAACTCAGCTTCCGATTGCGGGGCCAGACTCAATGATGTGTCAGGACAGCCAGTTGTAAATGGCAAGGTACACTCCGGTGAAAGAGCTCTCCATTCTTCATAAACCAGATGTGGATCGTAGATTGCACCAGCGAATGGTACATAAAATATGTGAATCAATCCTTGCACTTGCGGATGGCAGTTAACCACCACCCGCAGGTGAGCCCTACTTCTCCATGAGTAGAAGCCGTCAAGCTTCTCTCGTAGGAGATCGAACTTTGGGTCTTTGCGTACAAGTTCCATTATGTTAATGCGAAAAATCTCCGCACCAACTTTCATGTTCTGTAGCATGTCCACGTTATCGATTTTTACGTCGCGAACGAGGAACTTCTCAATTGAATGAGTTGGTTCGTTAGGTGGGGCTAGGTATTGTTTTAGCAAATTTCGTGTGCTATCTGGATGGAAATATTGTGTTACTATCTTTCCTTCGCTTCTGAAAGCTACGATATCGTTTTGTACTACTCGCGCAGTGTCGCCCGCCAAGGCTGGCGCCTTCTCACCGGAGATGGATTTGTCCTCTCCATGTTTCCCGGTGACGGCGTGCGACGCATGCGAATTAACCGTTGTGCTCTGTTGATCAGCCATGTTCTTGGTTGGCTGAAGAAATCAAAGTCAGTTGTATCGAAAATAGGTATCTCGTCAAAGAACCCGTCCCAATACTGGTGTTCTCCGTTTCGGTCGTAGTATGCTAGTATCAAATTATCTAACTCTTCGTTTACTTCTTGTTCGCGTTCTCTGGCGATTCTCTCCTCAATTGCACGTTGTTGTTCTCGCAATTGAAATTCAAGTTCTACTTCATCTAATAGTTCTTGTCGTGGGATGTTATCGTCGTCTGTCACGTCCTCGAATGTTGTTTGAATGTTTGGGGTCATTGATATTATTTTGAACGCCAATCTCTGTTTCCTCGGGAAAGGATGCTTGTGATTGACGTTAAGCCCCTCTGGGTCTGAGTGACCGCAGGTCTTGTATCAGATCCGCACGCGCTGATGCGCGTGCAAATCCCCATGGTTGCCTAAGGCAATCATGCGCCTTGCGATATCATAATCAAAGGAACTTATTCTGTAGCCTGTTCGATGTTCGACTGCATTTCTTAGTTTGTGTTGGTATTCTGTGAATGTTCTTCTTGAATGTTGATAGAGTTCTACAACTGCGTCTTCCGCGTTCATAACGGTAGCGTCCGTAGCCGAGCCGCTCTTCCGTATCCAGTTGCAAGATTCACGAATTGATCTTATATCCAACGGTGCAAACCAATAATGCAAGTCTTCATCGTACGCGAAAGCACGTTTTAAAAACGTTACTTCGTGTATCCCTCGAAATTCTTCTGTCTGTTCTCCTTTTGCTTCAGTAGTGAACGTCATTCCAATTAACTTGAAAGCGTCACTTAGTGTTTTTGGGTTGAATAGATGTCGTATTTTCGGATGTACTGAAATGAGAATATCATCTCCATAAGCTATGATGTAAATATAGCGCGCAAAGTCTTTAAGCGTTTTGAATATGTTATAATAACACAATCGAACGCCAATGCAACTTAACCACGAGTTTGAAACTGCGGTTGTTGGGTTGCCTGATGGTTGTCCTTTGCACCATAGGTATACTATGTCATGGAAAATGTGGGGTGATTTGCAAATCACTTCCCATATCACATTTCGTACTTTTTGGTTTTGTGAGGAATCACCATGAAAGTGATTAACTGTGTCAACAAATCGTCGAAAAGCGTCATACAACG